ACACAGACTACAGAAGTATTTAAACCTAGCAATGTTTATCAAGGTAGTAGTGATAATGATAATATTAATTATAATACACCTACAGTGAAAGAGGCTACAGTAAAAGATGCTTCAGTTAGAAGTGCTGGTGATCCTATGACTAATATTGCATCACAGCAAACTAAAGCCATAGCAGCTGGACAAACTAAAGCAGATCAAGCAGCACCACAAGAAAGTATTGGTGCTATAGATTCAATACAACCACAATATCAAGATGGAATTTTACGTGGTCAAACTGGTGTTAAGTATAGTAAGCCACCTAGTTTAACTTCTAGAGCTACATCAGCGGTACAAGATACTGTATCAGGTGTAATAGATTCTGTTAAAAATAATAAAGCAATACAATTTGCTAGCACTGCATTAGGTTTTGCAATGAATCCACTTATGGGTGGAATTAAAGCGGTAGCAGGTACATTACAAGAAAGTCCTCAGGATAAATTTAATAAAGGATATTTTAATTTAAATCCTGCAGAATCTGGTGGAAGAATATCTGGTAATCCTGCTAATAATGTATTTGCTGGAATGAATGCTGTATCTGCATTTGGGAATGTTAGAAGTGGTGCATTAAATAGAGTTGATAAAAGAAACAAAACTTCTGAAAAATTATCAGGTGCAAAAAAAGAAAACTTTGATACAAAAACAAAAGAATTTCAAAACCAAATTAACGAGTATGATCAAAGTAGAGCAGATAAAAAAGATGCAGAAAGTGGAAATACTAAAACTAATGTTACAGGTTTTGGTAAATCAGGATTTGGTAGAGATACAAGCCAAGGTGGTGGTGATACAGGTGGTGGAGGTGGAAGAGTTATATGCACAGATCTACACAAAACAGGAGAATTATCTACTATAGATTGGATAAGAGATACAAAATTTACATTTAAAAAATTAACTAAAACACATGTTAAAGGATATTTACTTTGGGCAGAACCTACTGTAAAACATATACAGAAATATCCTAGATATAGAAAAGTGTGGAAACACATTGCACAACACAGAGCAAATGATATTGCATGGAGATTAAATGAAGGTAAGTTTGATTTGCTTGGAAGAATATATGCAAGTATAGGTGAACCTGTATGTTGGGCACTAGGTAACTTTGTAAGTGATAAACAAATTAGTAAATATAATTTAACACATTGGAGAAGAGTATAATGGCAATAGGACCAGATGGTAAAGTAACAACAACAGGCTTGATGGACAACTCAGCTAAGATACCTGAAGCACCTAACATGTCAGCAATGAAAATGGCTAAAGGTGAACCCTTACCACAAGATCCAACAAAACCAGTTAATCCTTTTGCACCTAAACCTACAGGACCAGTTTTACCTAAAGATCCTAAAATGATAGCTAAATTAGAAAGTCTATCAGACGAAGAAAAACAACAATTAGATATGGTACTATCACCAAGTCTATCACAGATTTTAACAAAGATTGTACCTGAAGCTAGTGACGTTATATCACAGTTTACATCTGCTGAAGAAAACGTTATACTACCAGTATCAGTCGTAAAGAATTTCGCTAGAAAAAAATACCCTAGCAATACAGAACAAGAATCCATTCAAGGATTCATTACAGAATTATCTGAGTCACAATCAGATGATACCAATAATGTGCCACCTGAAAATGTACAAGCATCTAATCCTAATGGTATGATGGCTCAAGAGCCTAATGCTATGCCAGAAGATACAGATGCAATAGATCAAGGTCTAGTATAATTTCAGCCCACAAATTATGGAAGTGAGCTACCCTTATCCATAAGGCACTCAACCTATGAGGATAAAATAATGGAAGAAGAAAAAAACTTAGCGGATGTTTCAAATGAAACAGAAGTTAAACAAGAAACTAAACTTTTTAAAAAGCCTGAAGGCAAAGCAATGTATCAAAAACACAGAGATGAAGTTGATGATGCAGAAACTGAAGCATTCGCAAAAGGTGAATTAAATAAGTTTAATCAAGAACAAGCAGAAGCAGCAACCGTTCAAGAGGACACAGAAACATCTGAAGAAATTGCAAGCTCGGATATTAATGCTACTCCTTCAACTGGACGCCCTGAAAATGCAGAAGATCGTGTCTTTAAGAAACGTTATGACGATTTAAAAAGACATTATGATTCTACTTTATCTAAGCACAAAGATCAAGTTAGAACTTTAAAAACACAGTTAGAAACATCTACTAAAGAGTTTGTTCCACCTAAATCTAAGGATGAATTAGATGCTTGGAAACAGGAGTATCCCGATGTTTATGATATGGTTGAAACCATAGCTATGACAAAGGCTGATGCTAGAGCAAAAGAGATTGAGGAGAAATACCAAAGTCTTCAAGTTCAACAAGAACAAGTTAGTAAAGAAAAAGCTGAAGTGGAGTTGTTAAAAGCACACCCTGACTTTAGTGAGATTCGTCAGAAAGATGAGTTTCATGAATGGGCTAGTAAGCAAGATCCAGTTATTCAAAGTTGGTTGTATGAAAATACATCTAATGCACAATTAGCTGGCAGAGCAATTGATCTATATAAAATGGATCAAGGTACTAGTAAATTAAATAAGAAAGAGGGAACAGCTGTTAAGAAAGAAGCAGCTAAAGCTATAACAAAAACTAGTAAAGCTACAGAATCAGATATTCCCACAAAGAAAATCTGGTCTAATTCTGAAATTGGTAAGATGGATAGACGAACGTTTGAGAAGTTTGAAGCAGAGATCGATGACGCATCAAGAGAAGGTAGGATTCAACCTTAAACTAACAACTATAAACAAAGGCAAACATTATGGCAACAATGGGAAAAGCAACTGGATACCAAAATTTACCATCAGGTAATTGGGCTCCAGCAATTTATAGTCAGAAGGTTCAAAAGTTTTTCAGAAGAGCATCAGTTGTAGAAGACATTACAAACACTGATTACGCTGGAGAAATTGAAAATTTTGGCGACACAGTAAATATAATAAAAGAGCCGACTATTACGGTGAATGACTACGCTAGAGGTCAAACAGTAAACACAGAAACACTTGCAGACGATCAAATTCAATTGACTGTCGACCAAGGTTCGTACTTTGCGTTTAAAGTAGATGACATCGAAGAAAGACAATCACATGTAAACTTTGAAGCTCTTGCAACTTCTTCAGGTGCTTATGCACTTAAAAAGAACTACGACTTTAATGTATTAAGTGCAATTTACTCTGGAGCGAGTACTTCAGCAGCTAATACAGGAACAGACGGTTCACCTATTGACGGTGATGCAGCAGTTGACACATTAACAGATATTATGTCAGCAGCTAAAACAGTTCTTGATGGTAACGATGTACCAGAAGAAAATAGATGGTTCGTTGCACCACCAGCTTTCTATCAACAACTTAGAAAAGCAGGTGCTAAAATCGTTGATCAATCTGTTATGGCAGACGGATCAGCTTCAGCTATGAGAAATGGTATGATTACAGATAGACCTTTATTTGGGTTTAGAATGTATACTACTAATGCTATAGCCGTATCAAGTGGATCAGCAGCAAACAAAACATTTGGATCAGCAGGCTCTAACGAGTACGCTTTCCTTTATGGTCATCAAGGTGCAGTAGCAACTGCAAACCATATTGCGAAAACGGAACTTATCAGAGACCCTGATTCATTTTCAGACATCGTAAGAGGTCTTCACGTTTTTGGAAGAAAAATTCTAAGAACTGAAGCAGTTTACTCTGGTGTTATAACAATCGGTTAATTCTAACTTAGAAGGAGAAATAGAATATGGCAACTTACGACAAAACAGGAGTAGGTGGTACTACAGGACATCCGTCTAATGGTAGAACACCTTACTTAGTTGAAAACACAATTGATATATCAGCAATCAATGATGCAGCTGGTACTGCAGATGGAGACGTTGTACAATGTCTTGATGTACCCGCAGAAACTTTAATCATGCAAGCAGGAGTTGAGGTGCTTACAGCACTCTCTGGTTCAGCTACTATTGATTTAGGTATAACAGGTGGAGACGTTGACAACTTTGTTGATGGTGATACGAACGCAACAGGTTATAGTGTTCTTACAGCAACAGCTAATATTGTTAATGCTAGTGCAGACACATTAGATGCTTTAATTGCAGGTGCAGCTTCAAGTGCGGGTAAAATCCGTGTTTGGGCAGTTCTATGTGATGTATCAGGCATTGATGAGACTGACCACAATTAATATATAAGTAACTTTAGGGGGGTATTTATATCCCCCTTAGATAACACCCCTTATAACATTTAGAAAACTTATGGCTACATATAATTTAATAAACAAAACTAGTGCAAGCACAGGTCAAAAGATTATTGCATTAGGTAATAATAATGATGTAAGGTTAAAGAATTTAGAAGACAAAGTTGGAGAACAATCTGATAAACTAGATCAGATAACTTCACTATTAAATGCAATATCAGAAAAGACATCAGCTTCTTGAAATAATTTCTGAATACAAGTCTGACAATACTGCATTAAAAAAACAGATTGATGATTTAAAGAAACAATTAGATGATGCACAATCTCGTATTAAAAGATTATTAATTAGATGCGAACAGTTTGCAGAAGATAACAATACAAAAGAGGAATAAATAAATGGCTACCACTTACTTAGAATTATCCAACAGAACACTTAGAGAATTAAATGAGGTTGAATTAACTTCATCTACTTTTTCTAGTAGTCGTGGTATTCAAACTGCTGTTAAAGATTTTATTAATAAATCTGTTCACGATATTTACAATGAGAGTGTAGAGATACCTCTATTACACACATCAACGACTCAAACTACTTACACTGGTGACAGTGAATACACATTCCCAACGGATATGCGTAGAGTAGATTTTGAGTCTTTTTTTTTAAAGCCAAATGAATTACTTACTAATGGTGAGTTTACTTCTAACATAACTAGCTGGACTACAATAGCTGGTGCAGGAAGTGCAGCTTATAATAGTGGTGGTAATGGTAGATTAAGATTAAATGATTATGCAGCATACCAATCAATATCAACTGTAGTAAATCAAACTTATAATTTACAAGTTAGAGTGTTAGATTCTAATGGTACAGGTGCTGCTTTAAAAGTACAAGTAGGTACAGCAGCAGAGGGTACACAAAATTTAAATACAACATTAACAGTAACAGACTTTAATGCAGGTGCAATATTAGATGTACAATTTACTGCAACAGATCAAACAACATTTATAACTGTTAATAATACAACGACAGCTACTAACCTAGATGTAGATTATGTAAGAGTATCTAGAGCAGATATAATGACTAGAAAATTAAGATACATATCTTATGATGATTACATGCAAAGATTTAAAGAACAAGATACACAAAATAATAGTGGTCACTATGGTCTACCCCAATACGTTTATAAAAAACCAGACTATAGTGCATTTGGATTAACTCCAATACCTGATAAAAATGATTACTTAATTAGTTATGAATACTATACAACTCATACAGATTTATCAGCACATGGTGATGTTATGTCATTGCCAGATAGATTTGGTTCATTGATTGTAGATAGATCTAAGTATTACACATATATGTTAAGATCAGATCCAGATCATGCTAGTATGTCTAATAGAGATTATCAAAGAAAATTACTTTTATTAAAAACTGATTATAGTTCTAGATCAGATTATATGAAAGACACTAGAACATCAGAAGGCAACTCAAGGTTATCAATAGTATAATATGGCTGATACTTCCCTATTAAAAAACTTTAATGCTACCTGTGGTGGTGGACTTGTTTTAAACAAAGATGTTTATGACATGCAACCAGGAGAAGCATTACAATTAATAAATTTTGAACCATCTACAGAAGGTGGATACAGAAGACTTAATGGGACTACAAAATACAATTCAACAATAGTACCTCAAGTAGCATTAGCTAATGAAAGAATACAAATGTCTGCAATCTTTAATGATAAAATAATTGCAGCTAGAGGTGGTACAGTATCTTATGGTGATACAAGTGGAGCATGGACATCTCTTGCAACTAGTAAGGGTGCAACTAATACTTATGATTTTGATAAATTTAATTTTAATGGTACAAGTAAAATTATAGTAGCAACAGGAGAAGCAGCAGCATTTACAGTAGACTCAAGTTTTAATGTAGATGTAATAAATGCATCAACTGGTGGCACTGCACCTACTAATCCTAAGTTTGTTAAAACATTTGCTAATCACGTATTTTATGGTGGTATGTCAAACTCTACACATAGTATATTATTTTCAGTACCTTTTTCAGAAGATGAGCTTACATCAGGTAGTGGTGCAGGTGAAGTTAAAGTTGGTGATATTGTTACAGGATTAAAAGTATTTAGAGATGAACTATTTATATTTTGTCAAAGAAAAATATATAAGTTAACAGGTACTACTAGTCTTACATTTGCATTAGCTGAAGTAGCTAAAAATGTAGGTACAATAGCCAATCACTCTATTCAAGAATTAGGTGGTGATTTAATATTTCTAGCAGCTGATGGTTTAAGAACTGTTGCAGGTACAGAAAGAATTGGTGACGTAGAACTTGGTACTATTTCAAAACAAGTACAAGAAAGAATTAATGAAATTACATATGATAATGTTACAGCAACTGTTGTTAGAAATAAATCTCAATACAGATTATTTTATCCTAAAGATGCAGGATTAGAAGCAAGTCAAAAAGGTTTATTAGCAGTTATTAAATCAAACCCTAATACAGGTCAATTAGGTTTTGAGTATTCAGATATAAAAGGTTTAAAAGTTTCATCATGTGATTCTGACTATGTTAGCAATATAGAAACTATTGTTCATGGTGGATATGACGGATATATATATTTACAAGAATCAGGAAATGTGTTTACAACAGCGAGCTCAACATCTGCTATTGATGCAACATATAGATCACCAGACATGGTAATGGGTGATGCTGGTATTAGAAAATCAATGGATAGAGTTAACATAAACTGGGAACCTGAAGGTATCGTAAGTTCTAGTTTATTTATAAGATACAATTATGACGATATAGACACTCCTCAACCAAGTTTAATACCATTAGAATCATCTGGTAGTGGGGCTTATTTTGGAACAGGATCTTATGGTTTAGCAGCCTATGGTCAAGGGGATTTACCTATTACAAGGGAATCAGTAGAAGGATCAGGATTTGCAGTAGCATTAAAAATAACAGACACAAGTACTAACGCACCCTTTGCAATTAAAGGGTTTCAATTAGAATTTACACCAGGGGGAAGAAGGTAAATGGGAGCAACATATACAAGACAGAGTGCATCAGCTATTGTTGATGGTGCAGTTATTGAGGCATCAGATTTAAATGCGGAGTTTAATCAACTTCTTGCTGCATTTGCTGTAACTTCAGGACATACTCACGATGGGACAGCAGCAGAAGGTGGACCAATTACAAAATTATTAGGCACAGCAATCACTATAGGTGATGCTACAGCAGGGACAGATATTGCTGTAACATTCGATGGAGAGACTGCTGACGGTGTATTAACATGGATGGAAGATGAGGATTACTTTAAATTCTCTGATGACATCTTAATGAATAGCACAGAAAGATTAAACTTTGGCGACACTGGAACTTATATCTTTCAATCAACAGATGGTCAATTAGATATAGTAGCAGATACAGAAGTACAAATAGCTGCAACTACTATTGATATCAATGGTGCAGTAGATATATCAGGAGCATTAACTCTTGCTGGTACTACTTTAGCAGAAACTATCTCTGACACAGTTGGTGCTATGGTTACTTCAAATACTGAATCGGGTATTACAGTAGCATACGATGATGCTGATAATACTTTAGATTTTACAGTAGGTACTCTTAATCAAGATACTACAGGTACAGCAGCTACAGTAACAACTGCGGCACAACCTAATATTACATCTTTAGGAACTTTAACAACTTTAACTATTGATAGTATAATTGTTAATGGTACTAACATTGGTCATACTAGTGATACAGACTCAATTGCAATAGCATCAAATGGTGTTGTAACATTTAGTCAAACACCAGTACTTTCAGGGGCAGGTTTAACTGCAGGAACAACACCACTAGCAACATTAGATATAGATGGTGGAACAGATATAGGTGCAGATTTAGTTGCAACAGATTTAATAGCTGTTGATGATGGGGCAGGTGGAACTAATAGAAAGTCTGCATTGTCTAGAGTAGAAACATTTATGACAGCACAGGGATTTTCAAAATCAGACCCAACTGCTTTAGCAATAGCTTTAGGATAATAATTAACAATAACAAATAGAGGAAAATAACAAATGGCAAATACGTTTAGAGTTGTGACATTTGCAGCCGAACCAGCTTCCGCAGGCACTCCATATACTATGTATACGGTACCTGGTAGCACAACAACAGTTGTCATTGGTTTGATTCTTGCAAATATACACACATCAGCAGTAACAGTAGAAGTAGAATTAGTTAGTGATACAGCAACAGGTGTAAATACAGGTGCAGCAGCAACTAATGGAACAGCATTTTTAGTTAAAGATGTGTCAATACCAGCAGGAAGTTCATTAGAACTTTTATCTGGTGGAAAAGTAATTTTACAAACAACAGATATTCTTAGAGTAGATTGTTCAGTAGCTGATAAAGTTTCAGGTACACTTTCTATAATGGAAATAACATAGGATTAATTTATGAGTTATATTGGAAAAAGTCCTGCAAACGTAGCATTAGCAGCTAGTGATATTGCAGATGGTGCAATAACTACAGCAAAAATAGCTGCAGATGCAGTAACAGATGCTAAGATAGCAGATGATGTAGTTGGAACAGAACATTTAACTGCTAATGAAGTAGACACAACTGCTCTTGGGGCAGATGCTGTTACAGGTGCACAACTTGCAGATAATGCTGTAAATTCAGAACACTACACAGATGCTAGTATTGATTTAGCTCACATGAGTATTAACTCTATAGATAGTGATCAGTATGTAGATGGTAGTATTGATACAGCACACATAGCTGATGCACAAATTAACGAAGCTAAAATGTTAATTTCTAACGCACCAACAAATGGATATTTTTTATCAGCACAATCTGGCAATACTGGTGGAATGACTTGGGTTGAAGTACCAGCAGCAGACTTTAGTGCAGTTGGAGAACATCTTTTACCAAGTACAGATGATACTTATGATTTAGGAAGTGCAACTAAACAATGGTCTAACATTTATACTGGAGATTTGCATTTATCTAATGAATCTAAATCGACAGGTAACTCTGTTGATGGCACAAACGGAAATTGGACTATTCAAGAGGGTAATGACGATCTATTCATTCTTAATAATAAATCAGGCAAGAAATACAAGTTTAAACTAGAGGAGATTTAAGCATGGCAATAATCTCTAATGCAACAACGATTGCAGATGCTGGTGCATTTTCAGTTAGTTTAGGTTCAATGGTTCACATTAAAACTTTAACTGCTAGTAGTTCAGCTACATTAAGTTTTGTTGATGGTACAGCAGATGTTGTATTAGATGATACTTATCCTATTTATGTTTTTAAATTTATTAATATTCACCCAGCAACTAATGGAACAACATTTCAATTTAATATGAGTATAGATAGTGGAAGTAATTATAATGTAACAAAAACAACAACTGCATTTAGACCATTTCATTACGAAAGTGATAGTACACCAGAGTTAGCTTACGAATCATATGAAGATTTAGCACAATCAACAGCTTTCCAAACTATTGTTACAAATTTAGGTAATGCTGATGATGAAAATTCAGGTGGAAGTATGACTTTATTCAATCCATCTTCAACTACATTTGTAAAACATTTTATATCTAGCACTAATATGTGTCATAGCAGTGCTTACCCAGCAAGTGTAAATTGGCATATAGCTGGGTATGGAAACACAACAAGTGCTGTAGATGCAATAAGATTTCAAATGTTATCAGGAAACATAGACGCTGGTCAAATTAAACTCTACGGAATAAAGGATAATTAAATCATGGCAGTAATATCAAACGGAACAACTTTAATAGACAATGGTATTTTAGATGCAGCAATACCAACTGGTAAAATGACTTTAATTAAAACCTTAACTGCTTCAAGTTCATCAACCTTATCATTTGTAGATGGTACATCTGATGTAGTTCTTGATGACACCTATGATGAGTATGTATTTACTTTTAATAATATTCACCCAGAAACTGATGCAGTACAATTTGAATTTAATTTAAGCACAGATTCTGGAAGTAACTACAATGTTGCTAAAACAACTACAGCATTTAGAGCTGGTCAATATGAAAATAACAGTGGTTCTTTTTTTGCTTATTTGACTGGTGCAGATTTAGCACAAGGAACAGGATTTCAACGTTTAGAAGAAGGTGACTCTATGGGTAATGACAACGACCAATGTTTAGGTGGAACTTTAACATTATTTAATCCAGCTTCAACTACGTTTGTTAAACATTTTATTGCAAGAACTAATAATGCACATTGGGTTGATGTTAGCACAGATGGTTTTTTTGCTGGGTACGGAAACACAACAAGTGCAGTAAATGCTATTCAATTTAAAATGTCATCAGGCAACATAGATAGTGGAGTAATAAAATTATATGGGATTGGGGGATAGATGGCTTTTAATAAATTAAAAGAAATTCACAAAGGAGATTATTCATGGCTTTAATTAGTAATGGTTCAACAATATTTGATAATGGAAGTATGGCTTCTGGTTTTGGTGGAAGTATGACATTTATTAAAAAGCTAACAGCTTCTGGTTCTGCTACTTTATCTTTTGTAGATGGTACGGATGGAGTGGTGTTAGATGATACTTATAAAGAGTATGTATTTACATTTAAGAATATTCACCCAAGTGCAACAGGTGAATTAAATTTTCAGTTTAATTTAAGTTCAGATAGTGGAAGTAATTATAATGTAACAAAAACAACAACTTTTTTTAAAGCACAACATAATGAAGCTGACAATATTGCTGATATGGAATATGTACCGTCTAAAGATTTAGCACAAGGCACAGGATTTCAAGGACTTTCTATGGATTTGGGTTATGGTAATGATGAATGTTTAAGTGGTTCTTTAACATTATTTAATCCAAGTTCTACAACTTTTGTTAAGCACTTTATATCAAGAACAACTCATTATATGAATAGTAGTAGAGCAATTGATATTAATATTGCTGGTTATGGAAATACAACAAGTGCAGTAGACGCAATAAGATTTAAAATAGACTCTGGCAATATAGATGCTGGAGATATTTGCCTATATGGTATTGCTTAACATTCAATGCTGTTAGGCATTGCTTAACAATTAACAACAACAAAGGAAAACAATGACAAGACATCATAATATAAACGGAAACATAGTACCTTTTACTGCTGAAGAAGAAGCAGCAAGAGATACTGAAGAAGCAACTTTTGCAAGTGGTGCGTTCGATAGAGCAATGGCAGATTTAAGACAAAAAAGAAATAGTTTATTAGCTGCTACAGATTATTTAGCTTTATCAGATAATACTTTAAGTGCAGGTATGAGTGCATACAGAACTGCATTAAGAGATCTACCAGATGGTAAAGATACAGTTGCAAAGTGTGAAAACGCTACGTTTCCAACTAAACCTTAATGGCTAAACAAAATTTTTCACACTATATAAAAAGAGATAGACCACCAAAGAGACCAGGGGTTCATAAGAAATCAATGAATAAAGATGAGAAACGTCAAATGAAACTAACAAGATATAAAGGACAAGGAAGATAAACATGGTAGCAACAGTAGACACAGTAGCATTACAGACAGGCTCAGTTAAACCTACATCTAGTAATCAAACTACATCAAGTAAAGCTACTTCACTGATTGAGTCTATAGTAGCTAATCCTACTATGCCTACGGGGACTACTATATCTCCACAATTACAAAACGTAGCAACAAATGAATTAATGAGTACTACAGGAGTTAGTGGTAGTGCAGCAGCAGCTTTACCTACAACTACAGCAGCACCTACAATAGCAGGAACTACAGCACCTACAAGTACAGCTTCAACAGTACCTACAGCACAGACAGCTAATACTTATACACAAGCTGGAGTAGCAGGATCAACTCCTACTATGACTGCAGCTACAGGAACTGTAACAGCACCAGCAGTAGCACAAACAGGTGCAGTATCTACAGACTCTACAGTTAGAGGTCAGTTAGCAAGTTTACAAAGTGATGTTGAAACAGCAGTAGCAGCAGGAGATCCTTTACCCGTATGGGCTAGAGGTGCAGCTAAAGCAACTGAAGCAGCTATGGCTAATAGAGGTATGAGTCAAAGTTCTATGGCAGCTGAGGCATTAGCCGAAGGTATTATGAACTCTGCTATACCAATTGCTAAAGCAGATGCAGATACTTATAAGCAAATGATATTTCAGAATCTTGCAAACAATCAACAAGCTGCAATTACAAATGCACAATCATATTTACAAATGGATATGCAAAACTTGTCTAATACACAACAAGCTAGTTTATCTAACATGCAAGCAAGACAATCATTTTTATTATCAGATCAATCAGCAGCAAATGCAGCTTATCAGTTTAATGCTACTAGTCAGAATCAAGTTAATCAATTCTATGATAACATGTCTTCTCAAATGTCAGAACAAAATGCAGCTAGAAATGATGCTATGGCACAGTATTCAGCTAGTGAAGCAAATAAAATTTCAGCATTAAATGCACAGAATACAGTACAAGTAGAAGAAGCTAATGCAGCAAAGAGAGTCTGCTATCAATCAGTTTAACTCTACAATACAAAATCAAAGAGACCAATTTAACGTTAACAATCAGAGAGAAATAGATCAGTCTAATGTAGTTTGGAGAAGAGGTATTAACACTGCAAACACTGCAGCAGTTAATGCAAGTAATCAAACTAATGCACAAAATCTACTAGGTTTATCTAACTGGGCAATGTCAGCAGCATGGCAACAATGGAGAGATGAAGCTTCATGGGTTAATACTGCTTCTGAGAATGAACAGAATAGAAATCATAATTTAGCAATGGCTGCACTTGAAAGATCTACAGCAATAGATTTATCAGATCAGGCATCTAAAGATTCTATGTATCAGATGATAGGTAAGTTTGGTTTTAATTTATTTAATTAATAGGAGAGTATAATGGCGTTTAGTTTATCAAGTATATTTAAAAAGGGAGTAACAGCAGCTGCAACATGGGCAGGAAATGCAATTGGTGGACCTACAGGTGGTAAAATAGGTGGTGCATTAGCATCTAGCCTTATGGGTAAAGGCGGAGTTGGTGGAGATTATCAAATACAAAGTACTGCTGTTCAAGCACCAAGTTATGGTGGTAGAATGGGTAGAGAAAGATCTGATGAAGCTGGTAGTACTGGAGTTGCTAAAACTGTAGATGGTAAAGATTTAAATTACGAATGGGAAAGAAGACTAATGAATGCCATGGGTAAAGACAGAGAATATAAAAGAGATTTAACATAGGAAATATATGGATCAATTTAAAGAAGCACCGAATAACCCTTTTGACGCACCAGTTCCTGGTCAAGGAATGACAGATAAACCAGGTAATTATCCCTGGGAACATCCACCACAGTACACAGATACTATGGAAGCTACAGAATTTGTTTGGGATAAATTGACTGAACCACAATTTGCTGAGCAAGTTATTGGTATGTTAGATGCAGGTATTCCTGTAGAAGCTATTGGAAGAATTATTGTATTTAGTGGATTTTCAGAAGGTAAGTGGACTCCTGATGTTGCATTTATTATTACAGAACCTATTATGAAAATGATAGCTACAATTGGTATTCAAGGTGGTGTTAAGAAATTTAGAATATCTACACAAGATTTAACAAATAATAGAGAGATGAAATCTATATTAGATGTTAAGAAAAACAAAGCAGAATTTGAGAAAGCTAGTAAAGGTGTACAAGCAGAAATAGAAAAACAACCTGAACAAAAAGGTTTAATGGCTGCACCACAACCTAAAGAAGAGGAGATGGTATAATGGCAATAGATTTTGGAAGAATGATACAGGGTGTAGCTACAGGTGCTATGGGTCAATTTAATGCAGAAGTAGCAGCTAAAGATAAAATGAAAGGTGAGATTATTCAAAGAGCAGGTTTAAACTTTTATGAAAATACTTTACCAGACTTTGAGAAAAAAGAAAAATCTAGAAAAGAAACTTATGATAAACTCTCTGGACAATTTGGTGTAGACGTAGCAGAATTTATGGGTCAGAATAATTTTATTACAGGTGATGCTAATGATTATAAAAATATTTTAATTCAACTAGGTGATAACCCAGAAATTAAAGCAGATAAATTAAAACAATATTTAAAAACTACAGATAGTAGTTATACAAAAAGAGCTGAAAGTAGATTTGATGCTATAAAAGAAAGAGAAAAAACTATTATGGGATTAACTACAGGTGACTCTAAGATTGGTACTATGACTGCACAGTTACAGATACCCGAGTCTACTCCTATAACTGAGACTACAGAAGAAGTTGTTACACCAGCTGTTGAAGGAACACAAGTTGGACCACAGGTAACTGAAGCTGTACCAGAAAAAACAGAAATGAAGACAACTGCTTTACCTACATATGAGGAAATATTTGGGGATGGTAAAGAGAAAGTGGAACGTAATTTCTTTAATTTAAAAAGAGAAGATGTAGTATCTTTAAAAGGTGATTTTGATAAAGAATATAAAACTAAATATTTAAATCCTTTAACTGGACTGAGAGAAGACACAAAAAGATTTAAAGAAGATTATGATAATCTCCCAGATGCAGAAAAAGCAGAACAAACTTTAGGTGGCTATGTTTATAATAGGCATTTTAGAGAAAATTATTTACCGAGTGTAGGTTATACATATGGTACTGCAGCAGCAGAAGCATCAGAGCCACCAGAAATAGCAAAAGGTAGACTTTATATAGATATGTATAAAGCTAATGGTGATGATAAAATGGTTGAGGAAGTTAGAACCCGTTTAAAAAATGCAGGTTTTGATCTTACAAAATATAGTTTATAATTATGGCTGATATATTTCAAGGTCTACCAGATCTTAATACAGAAGCAAAAATACCTAACAACATTGAAGTTACTACTGATATGTTTAGTGACTTATTACCAGATGAAGAAAAATATAAATTTAAATTAACTACTGAGGGTAATAGGGGTTCTAATCTATCTGATAAAGATAAAACAGAACCTGGTCTATTTGATGATTTACCAGATATTAAAAGTGTAGAGTCTAAAAAACAATCTGATATATTTGATGGTTTAAAATTACCTGAAGAAAATAAAAAAAATAGTGGATACTTAAAAGCACTAATGGCATTATCTCCATTAACTTCTATTGGTGAAAAAACAGAAGACCTAATAGATGATATAGATGAAGATTCTACAAACTTAAAAAAGATAGCTTATGCTGCACAGTTAGGTTTCTTTGATACATACAGAGGTGCTAAACAGATTACAGGTATTGATACAGAAAAGATGAAAGCTGATCAAAAAAAACTTTATGAGTTTATGGAGAATGAAGATGGCTCTACTAACTACGGAGTTGCAGCAGCTTACTTTGGTGGTGCTATATTAGATCCTGCAGGTTGGTTATTACCTATAACTAAAGCAAAAACATTATATGCAGCAGCTAAATACGGATTTGTAAACTCAGGTATAATAGGTGCATTAGGTTATGTTGATGAAGAGAGTATACTAGATACTAGAGCAAAACAAGCTGGGGCTAGTGCAATAGGTGGTACAATTTTGGGACCAGTTATTACGGGTGTCACAAAAAAAATAAAAGGTGAAAAAGTATTTACAAGAGAAAACATAGGTATTCCTGGATTTGATTCTCCTAGTATAAAGGTAGGTGCTGATAGTGAATTACAAAAAATTAAACTACAGAATGAGGCAGGTTTAAAAGATAGAAATGTAGTTGCTAGAAAAAAAATTGAAATAGATGATTCAGAATTAATAAAAGATATGCCTACAGACAGATCAAAATTATTAAGAGGACCTAAACTTTGGTTTAGAGAAAATGTTGTAAAAGCATGGGAAAATAAAGTAGGAAAAAAAACATTAAATTATTTAACTAATGGTGAATATGGTGCAGAAGCAGGTGCTGCTGGTACAGGTGCAGTTATAGGTTACGCTTCAGGAGATGAGGATACTCCTATTACAACAAAATTTAGTAGGGCATTTACTGGTGCATTGTTAGGTGCAGGTGGTATTAAAGGTGCTAGAATGAAAACTTTTACTAAAACATTTGGTAAGGGTGAAGATAAAACTGAAGAAGTAACTGAAAGTTTACTAGATTTTTTAGGTAGACAATTTGTAGATGGTTATGGATTGCCTAAAAATTTTAAAGGATTAAAAGCAGAGGCAGATGGATTTGCAAATTCTATGGGCAGTAAGTTTACTTATATGGCACAAAAAATACAAAAAAATTTAACACCAGATGAACAAAAAATATTAATTAATTTACTTGAGGGTGATATTAAATTAAAAGTAGCACCAGCAAAACTACAAGAATTAAGTCAACAGTCTAGAAAGTTAATTAATGAAATGGCTCAAGACTATATAGACATGGGTCTTATTACAAAAGAAACATTTAATAGAAATAAAAATATTTATATTAAAAGATCTTACAGAGGTAAACTAGAAAATAGACCATTTGCAGAGGAGTTAAAGCACAGAGGTGCTACTCAAAAAACTACTATAAAAGAATTTGATGAAGTATATAAAGGTCAACAAGCCTACACTACAACTTCTCAAAAAGTATCTAAAGATGGTATTTTTAAAGAAGCAGAAGGGAAAAAAAAATTAATTAAAGGTCATAGAGGTTGGGAAATATTAGAAAGTTCTAAAGCTGAAATGCAAAATATAACTGATAAGTATAATAATAAAATTAAACTTACAAGAAATAAAAAGAAAAAAGCACAACTAATTTCAGATAAGAAAAAAGAATTAGATGAAATGCAAATTAATATTAGATGGGATTATACTAAACCACAAAGAGTAGGATTAGGTGAAATTGAAGATGCGGCTTATGCTATCGCAGAAACAGGTAGAGCAGGATCTGCTACATTAAGTCAGTATAGATTGTTTGACAGTATATCTAAACAAGGCTATGTGTTTGATACATTTGCAAAAGTACCTAAAGATTTAAAAGCTGTGTATAAACAAATACCTACTACCTCGTTAGGAAAAACAGGTGGTAAATTAAGGTATGGTAATCTAGCAGGTAAGTATGTACCTGATGAAGTTTACAAAAATTTAATTGCAACTAATGCTTATTACAGAAAAAGTAACTTCCTTAAAGGTTATAGATCATTAAATTCTTATTGGAAAGTATCTAAGACTGCATGGAATCCTACAGTACATGTTAATAATGTTGTATCTAATGTTATGTTACATGACTTAGTAGACGCAGATTTTAAATATTTATTACCAGCATGGAAAGCTTTAATGAAACATAATAAAGCTAACAAAGCTGGAAAAATGCAAAAGTCAGAGCTAGTTGAAATAGCTACTAGATATGGTGTATTTGATGTAGATTTAGTAAGTACAGAATTAAAAAATATTCAAGCAGCTTCAAGTGCAAAATTTCCATATACAATGGATGAAAGTGTAGATGCATTTAATAATTCTGTTAGTATGGCAAGAAATGTTTTTAAAGATAGTGTAGTTAATGGAAAACTCGGTCTTACAAAAATGACAGATTGGTACAGATTTGAAGATTCTGTATTTAGATTATCAGTATTTCAAGATAGACTTTCAAAAGGTTGGAAAGTACAAGATGCAGCATTAGATGCTAGAAAATCTTTTATAGATTATAACATTGATGCACCTGCTATTAACTGGATGAGAAATACTGTTACTCCTTTCTTAGCATACACATATAGAATTATACCTATACTTGCAGAAACAGCTATAGTTAGACCTTGGAAGTATGCAAAGTATGCAGCACTTGGATATGGCTTAAATAAATTAGGTGATACTGTAGGTGGAGGAGATGAAGATGCAGAACGTGCTGTTATGCCAGAAAGAAAATCAGGTAGATTTTTAAACATGGGATTTTTACCATTTAGAAATATTAAAATACCTGTATCCCCTGATAAAAATGGCAATCCTCTATATATGGATTTTACTAGGTTTGTACCTGGTGGAGATATTATGGATTTAAATGGTACATTACCTGGAGTACCTGCACCTTTACAACCGTCAGGTGGACTAGCAGGAGAAATTTTATTTCCATTAGCGGGTTATGATTTATTTAAACAACAAGAAATAAAAGGTTTGACTGGTAATTATAGTGAAGATTGGAATGTTAAATTAAAAGCTATTGCAAGTAAACTGATACCAAATATACCTTTTGTACCTGGTACATATTCTACTGAAAAAATAAAATCAACAAGATTAGGAATGGAATCAGGCTTTAGACCAGATCAAACAGAGTTTACAGCATTAGCACAAAGTCTTGGTTTTAAAATAGAAAGGGCAGATATTAGCAAACTTACAGCTGGTAAAGTATTTGAATTAAAAAGAGAGATAACAGGATACAAAGAACAGATTAGTGAATTAAGAAAAAGATATACAAAAGGTTTAATTAACCAAGAAACATTTACTACAAAAGCAGAAGCAATTGCAGAAAAAATAAAATTAGTAGCAGCTAAGTATCAAGTTAAATTTGATAAAGCTACCTATGCTGATACTAAAGAACCATTTGAAGATATTAAAAATCTATTCGAGGGTAAGAATTAATGCCTAGAAAATCAGCCACAGAAGTTAAGATAGATTTCCTAGTAAGAGAGATTAAAGAACTTCGAAGTGAAACTAAACACTTAAGAGCTGATATTAACAAAGGCAAAGGTGCTATATGGGTACTTATACTTATTGCAAGTGCGATAGGTGGAGCATACAATTTTTTTAATAACTAAATTATAGGAGATAACAATGGAAAACATTAAAAACAAAGCAAAAGAATTATGGGCAAACCATAGTCACTGTGTTATCAGTGCAGCTATAGGTTTTGTTCTAGGTGCAATAGTATTTTAATATGTGGTTAGGTGCAATTAAACTAGCATTAAATGCTGGCACACATATATATAAAAAGAAACAAGAGACTAAGATGTTAATGGCTGATGCTCAGGCACAACATGCAGCTAAGATGGCTCGTGGAGATCTAGAGTACTCTGGTAAATTACTAGAAGCTAGACAATCAGATTGGAAAGACGAAGCAGTTTTAATAATTCTCTCAACTCCCATAGCAATTCTAGCATGGGCAGTCCTAAGTGACGATCCTACAGCTATGGATAAAGTAGGATTATTCTTTGACATGTTTGCAGAACTACCAAGTTGGTTCACTAATTTGTGGATCCTTGTAGTAGCAAGTATATATGGAATTAAAGGTACGCAGATATTTAGAGGCGGCATGAATAAAACAGATGGTAAAAAATGATTAAGCAAATAGTACTATTTATATACCACTACTCAACTAAGTTAAATTCTTGGTCATGGCAAAAATTATATAGTAATAGAAAAACAGGTTTAGGTTATAAAAAGTAATGGAGGATCTCGAGATGCACCCAGAATATGATTATAAATTTACAGCAATACTAATTGTATTGATTACATTATTAGCTTTATTTGGTGGACCTGCACGTTCAGATACCACTCAAACAAATGTTAGTGGGTCTAATACATCTATTGACGGAGGTTATACATCAAGTGCAACTACTAATTATGCAACAGGAAGTTCCTCAAATTCTACTACAAACAGTACATCAAATTCTAATATTAAATCAGCACCACCTTCAGCCTCTGCACCATCATATAATTCTATGACACAAGATGTGTGTGCAGTAGGTATATCTGCAGGTGTACAGACATTTGGTATTGGTATTAGTGGTGGTAGACATACGATTGATAAAAATTGTGAAAGATTAAAATTAGCCAGAATACTTAATGACTTTGGTATGAAGGTTGCAGCAGTTGCTATTCTCTGCCAAGATGAGCGTGTGTTTGAATCTATGATTCAAGCAGGTACTCCATGTCCAATTGATGGCAAGATAGGTAAAGAGGCAAAACAATTATGGTCTAAGTATGACCATGAAAGACCAGATTATTCTACATATGTTAAACGTATGAGAGATAGAGAAAAAGCTGACTTAGAAGCAGAAAAAAAAATGACTAAAGAACTAGATAAATTAGATAAAGAGTTTATAGATACTACACCTATTCATAAAAAATGATAGATAGATTTTGTTATAAATTTTTTAGTACGATGGATGATATTTGTGAATGGGTTGCTAATAAAATAGCAGGTCCAAGATGCAAGTGTAAAAAAAATGTCAAGAAAAACTAATACAGCATTAATTGCTTTATTGGGTACAATACTTATGGGTCTTAGTACATGGGTACTTATAACACTTATAGAATTACAAACAATAGTAGCTATGATGCAACAAGAATTAATGTCACTTGATAAAGTTTTTGGTAGAATATATGCACATATGGACCGACTAGCTAGCAGATGAAATGGTTAATTATATTATTATTTTTATTTACTACTATTAACGCTGAAGAGATTACTACAAATAATTTACTAGATAAAAATTTTGATAGTGAATCTTGGTCTGGTACTGCAGATGGTAGGCATGGCTCTAATGTTATTGCCTCCGAGCATAATACTTATATACAATCTGATGATATAAGTTTAAAGAATGATGCAGGTTTAACAGAATTACAAATACAAAATGGGTATACAACTGACCATGAATTTGAATATTGGCATTGGAATACTTATGAAAGTAGTGTGCAATCAACAGTAACTATAAAAGGAGCAGATGGCGAAACAACAACACAAATTAGGAATTATACTAGTGATAGCTGTGGCGGTAATAACTGTGGTAGTTACAGCACTGGCAGTGATACTTATACTGTACTTTCAAATTTACAAACCGACTATGACTTATCAGTTCGATATGATTTTACAGATTCATCGAATGATACAGACTCTCATTATGGGGTTGACCTCAGGGAACCTTCCCTCACTGTAACCTACGAGTCAGATCCTTTTGTTTTAAATGAAGATATTAGAGATGAGATAAGAGAATTACTAGAAGAATTTAAACCAGAAAAAGATTTATGGGTTAATGAAAAAGTTGAGTTTGTAAAAATTAAAGAAGAACCTGTTTACATGAATGAACCTAGAGAAAACTTTGAAGTAATGACAATGCAAGAACCAGAGTTTAAAGAAGAATTTTTTAAAGAAGAAATTGTTATGGAGATGAAAGAAGAAGTTGTAGACAATAATGAAACGTTTGTATCTATGTTTGATAACACTCCTGAAGAAGATATTATTGAAGAAAAGAATGAATTGATATCTAGTTTCTTACCACCCCCTAAGGATGAACCAGAGATAAAACGAGAAGAGATGGTTAAAGAAGAACCCCCAAAGGAGAGAGAAGAAATAGTTAAAGAAGAACCTAAAGAAATGGCTAGTGCCCCTACAGAAGAAAGAGAGAAAATAGAAGAAGAATCATCAACAGAAAAGGAACCAAAACCTATGGCACAACCAGACAATGACAAAAAAAAGAAATTAAAGAAAAGAAATCTACTAGCAAGACTGCTAAGAAGTCCACTGTTCAGAGCAAGAAGCTTGCCAAACAAAAAGTTATACAGCAGAAAAAAACAATTAGAGATAACTTAGTAAAAGTTATGGATAAAGTAGATAGAGATATAAAAGATATATCAAAGAATTTACAGATTAAAAATATTATTAAATTAGACGCTATGACAAGTGATCAGGTATCTCTTGATTCGTATGACGTACCCTTCTATAAAAGTAAAAATATATATTTAAATCAAATACAAATACAAGACATGAGACAGCTGTATACTGATATGAGTTTAAATAATTATATAGCTAATGATCCTGTAGTTATTATGGAAAATAAATTAAGAGACATAGAAAGTAGAAAACAACTACTAATAATGCAACTGGAGCAATTAAAAAATGGATAAAATTAAAGGACAACTAGCAGGAGTAGCTGCATTACTTGGTGTTATTGCCGCAATAGGTGGTGGCTTTGTAAAGTATGGTGAAGTCATGACTAAACTAGAAATATTAGAAGGTGCGTCTAAGGGTATTGACATGAGTTTTTTATCTGAAATAAAAGTATTAGAAGAAAAAGTTAATAAGTTAGAAAATGCTGACTCCTCTCATTCACATGACACATCTCATTCTCATGATAACACTGCTGTTAAAGTTCTTGAAAAAGAAATAGAGTTATTAAAGGTACAGATAGAAGAGATTAAAGTTAAATCATCTAACCCACTGGCAAACTAATGCAGCTTAGTGGTCATTTTAGTTTAAGAGAATTAACACAATCTCAAACAGCATTACGTAAAGGTATAGACAATAAACCTACACAAGATCATATAGAAAATTTAACTGAGTTAGCAGTACAGATACTAGAACCTACACGTAGGAATTTTGGTAAACCTATAGCAATCTCCAGTGGATATCGTAGTGAGGAATTATGTGAAGCAATAGGTAGCAAAACTACATCACAGCATGCACAAGGAGAAGCGGCAGACTTTGAATGTTTTGGAGTCGACAATAAAGAATTGGCAAAGTACATTAAGAATAACCTAGTGTTTGATCAACTTATACTAGAATTTTATAATCCAGATGACCCCTCAAGTGGATGGGTGCATTGCTCATATAGTAAAGAAGAAAATAGAAAACAATCATTATTATATAACGGAAAGGATTATACAGAATGGCTTACTTAAACGCAAATATACCTGTAATAGAATGTTATGTTAGGGGTAATTTTTTAAGAGATCAAAAAGATTCACACGACAAATACTTTGAGGTTGGTGTATTTGGATTTAGTTCTATACCAAACAGAGTACCTATGTTTCATTTCTTAATGGAAGATGGTGGGCTATGGTGGAGAGCACCTATATCAGCTTTCTGTTCTAAGCCTGGAGTAAAAGAATTACCATTAGATGAGTTAGTAATGTGGGATAGTTTTAGTTATAATGTAAGTGTTACAACTTTTTATGAACTAGCTGGTGCTACTATGCAATACACATCTAGACGTAAAGTAAAACGTAAAGGTAAATACTTATTTACAATAGATTGGTGTGCAGGAGATTTTAATGAATTAAATTTTGGTTATGCAGAGAAACCAGATCAACATAAATGTGGTCATGTGATTGCATTAGATGATGGGAACTATGCAATACAGCCAAACAATAGACTTAAAATGTTTGATGCATCTATGGGTGTTGACCCAAACAAAAATTTAATTAATAGATTAGTAAGTAGTAAGATATACTCTGTAGAAAATTCATCTAAATGGATTACAGATGAACATGAGGAAGGAAGCTACGATTATAAAATTAGAAATTTAGAGGAGGAAAACGATGACAGTGAATAAAGCAAACAACTATACTCAACCTGGTAAAAGAAAACAAATATTTAATAGAATAAAAGGTTCAGCAACTCAAGGTACAGCTGCTGGAAAATGGTCTGCAAGAAAAGCACAAGCATTAGCTAAAGCTTATAAGAAAGCAGGTGGAGGCTATAAATCATAATGGCATTAGCAAAATCACAAAGAAGTTTACAGGCTTGGGGCAAACAGAAATGGAGAACAAAATCTGGTAAGCCTTCAAGTAAAACAGGTGAAAGATATCTACCTGCAAAAGCAATTAAATCTTTATCATCTTCTCAATATGCAGCTACAACTGCAGCTAAAAGAAAAGGTAAAGCAGCAGGTAAACAATTTGTTAAACAGCCTAAGAGTATAGCAAACAAAGTAAAACCATATAGGAGTTTTGCATAATGGCTAAAGCAGCATGGACTAGAAAGGAAGGTCAGAACTCTAAGGGTGGACTAAACCAGAAAGGAAGAGATAGTTATAACAGAGAAACTGGTGGTAATTTAAAAGCACCACAACCTGAGGGTGGCTCAAGAAGAGATTCTTTTTGTGCACGTATGCGTGGTATGAAGAAGAAACTTACTTCAAAGAAAACTGCTAATGATCCTCAGAGTAGAATTAATAAAGCTTTAAGAGCATGGAATTGTTAAATGGTAGCACTAGCAGCACAGCCAATACTAACAACTATAGGTAGAGTTGCAGTACCTAAACTAGCAGATACACTAGTAAGAACTGGTGCTAATAAATTTGTTAAACAGTATGGTCAAAAAGCTTTTGAAGCTGTACTAGGTACAACTGCAGGTCTTAAAGCTTACAAAGAAACTGAAGAATATTTAACTGAATATCTTAATCACATAGATAGTGGTGGAGATGAAGGATCTTTTGTACCTAAAGGTAGTATGCCAGGTACAGATAGAATGACACAGATGGATGATGCAATGGCAGTACCTAATGTAAATGAAAGTGTACGAGAAACAGGACAAGGTTTAGTTATAGGTGGAGAAGCTAAAGAAATCCTACCACCACCAGAACCTTTTAGTACACCCATAGATAGTCAGACAGCTACAATATTATCAACACCTATTCCAGAAAAAGTAGATACAACTTTATCTACTCCTATCCCAGAAAAAATAGATACAAAAGAATCTTTTCCAGATCAATCTGGAGAATTAAATAAACCTATAATATATAATAAAGATGATGTATCAAAACAAACTAAAGATTTAGTACCAGAAAAAGCAGAACTTGGACCTCTATCTGCAGTAGAAAAACAAACAGCATTAGCACTTAAGGGTGACAAACCAGATTTTTATTCAAGGGCTGTTGAAGCTATTGAAAATGCTAAACAAGATAAATCTACTAAAGGTAAGTGGAAAAGTATTGTACAGAGTAACTCTACTAAAGAAGAAATAAAGTACTTAGGCTTAGACAAATACTTGCAAGGTAATGAATCTATAACTAAACAAGAGTTGTTAGATTTTGTAGATCAAAAAAATATTGCAGATAAATTAAATGTAATTGAAGTACCTTTGGCAGATCAGCTTGATTTTTCACAGTATTCTATTGGTGGTGCAGGTGGTAAGAGGGCTGGTGCTAGTGAAAGTACTAGAGAAGTATTAGGTGCAGGTAATGCTGAACTTCCTACAATGAAAGGGTATAAATCTACTGTAGAGCAATATGTTTTTCAAGTAGGTGGAGTAGATATAGGTATGGCTGATACAGCACACTTTCCTGAAAAATATGCAAAGGATACTATAGCACATGCTAGAGCACAAACAGGATACTTTAATGCAGATGCTGTAGAAAAAAGATTAGATTTAAAAGAAGCTGATGGAGAAAAATTAACTAACAATGATAAAGTTTTAAAAAATGCATCTAGACAATTAGAAGATACTTTTATTATAGACGAAATACAATCTGATATGATACAAGATAGGCAAAAAAAAGGAACTAAAGAAGATTTTGTTATAATAAAAGGCAAAGATATAACACCAGAATTTATAAAAAAAAATTATCCTAATTATAATATTAAAAATGAACCCTTAGATATACTAGTAGGTAAATCTTTAGATGAACTTAAAGAAAGGAATATTCAAAATAATTATAATGTTTTATATTCTGTAGATAGCACTACAGGTGTATCAGCACCAGAAGTTAGATTACAAGATAGCCGTTATTATGTTTTTGATAAGGGTAAATTAGTTTCTAAACTATCTTTTGATTTACAAAGCAGTGCACAGAAAGTGGTAGAAGATGAGGGACTAAACCCACTACCTATAACTGAATCTAAAAAGTATGTAGAGCTAGTATTAAATGCTATGATAAAAAAAGCAGTAGAAAAAAATTTAGATAGTATTGGTATAACTAATGGTCAGATACAATATGATAGATATACAGGTCAGCCTATTGAAGATAAAGAAGGATTAAAAAAATTTTATGATGAGATTGTATATAAACAATTAGAAAAAGTTGCTGATAAATACAACGTAAAATTAGAAACTGTTAAGTTACCTGGTAAAGGGGAGATAAAAGAATTTGATGATATAGGTTTAAATGAACCTACAGAATCAGGAGACGGTGCAGCAATAACTCGTAGAGCATCTAGAGCAATAAGAAATGGATTTGTTTTACGTAAAATTTCTGGTAATTTATTAGCTAGTACATTGGATGATTTAATTCAAGGTAGATTTGAAGATCCTGAAAGAGCTAATAATCCTGGTGCAGTGTTACCAAATTATACAAGTATACTTACTGATACTGGTGTAGCATCTGGAGATATGGTATTAGAAAATTTAATTGAGGATAGTGCAGATACAGATGGTGATAAAAATTATTATATATGGGTAGCACCTAATACTCCAATAGATACTGCAATACAAGAAGGCACAGATCGGTATTCATCTTTGTCTGGTATATGGGATATTGAAGATATAAATTTGCAAATGCCTATTTCACCAGCTATACAAACTGAAGGTGCAGATTTTGTACAAACTATTAGAGAAAATGAAGGAAGAGATCTTACAGATTATTTTGATGAGTACGAACACTCAGTTAATAATTCAGTAGATGTAAATAACTATAATAATTATATAAATAATTTTTATAATAAAGAAAATGTTAATATTGGATATAGTCATGAGATTATAAAAATGCCTTTACCTAAGAAACTCCAAAAGGATATACTAAGCAAGCCTATTAAACTTAGTAAACTTAAAACACAAACAAACAAAATGTTAACATAATATTATGAGAGATACAAAACTTATTGATGCATACATAGCAAAAGAAAATAAAGACAAGAGAGAAAAAGAATTGTTTAAAGTTTTAAAAAAAGAAGTAGAGACAGGTGCTAATGGCACACAGAATTATATAATAAAAAAAGGTATTAATAAAAATACAATAGCTAAGACATAAAAAAGGGGAAGCGTGAACTTCCCCCAAGGTTTAGCAACACAGGGCTCTTTAAGGGAGCTTTTTTTTGGTGCAACTTCTTCAGACCAAAACTTTAAATTTTCTGAATCATTTCCTTAATGTCATCCTCTAGTTTTTTACCCGTAGAGTTAGCATGGTTAATAATTGCTGCACAAAGATTAGCTTGGTACTTAAAATCTTTAAGTGCTTCTCTTATTTTACCCACGGGTTTTCCACCATAGTCAATCACAATTGAATTGTTTTTATTTAAACCTATCTTTAGTTCAAACAATAAACCTGTCTTATGTATTGAATTATTTTTTTCCATTGGTATCACCTGTTTGTTTCTTAACAAAGTCTGCACCAATGCTAGGATCTAGTTGATTTAATCTACTTAACATATTCATAAGCTGTACTACTTCAGCGTAAGGTCTAGTCATTAGGTACCTCATTATATCTTGTAGCTGTATTGAGTCTATTAAATATGTTCTTGATCCTGTCTTTTCATTCTCTTTCATACGTTCCCTTTAAATTGATAATACTTATCTTCAATAAAATCTGCATTAATAAAGTATACATTATCTACCCTACTAAACTCATCTTCTGCATCTCTTATTGTTTGATTTAATGTTCTTCCTTTTTCTATACACTCATACACAAAGGCTTCCACCTCTAGTAGTGCGTTCTTAACTGCCCCCATTTTTAACCTCCTGTACTAATCTATTTAAATACCATTGTGCCTTCTCT